TGTGCAGGACATCCTTCGGTTTGATTGCCACCGTCTTGCCGTCGCTGGTGGTGTAGGTGTAGGTCAGGTTTCCCTTGCTGTCCCGATCCACATCCATATGATCCGGGAGCAGAGGGTAAAGGCCAACCACCTGATTCTTACCGCTGCGGATGATCTGGCTGTAGCTGTTCCCGTACAAGAGCAGGTGCGCCAGCATCACTTCCCGGAAAACGAAGGAAGTCATCTCGCCGTTCGGTTCATCATGGAGCAGCCGGAACAGCGGATGCGTTGTCGCTTTCTCGTTTCCTTCCTTGGTTGCCTCATAGACCCCCAGCGGCAAGCTGGCTACGGTTTCCGAGATGACCCTCACGCAGGCGTAAACAGTAGAAAGCTGAATGGCGCTCTGCACTGTGACGGATTTCCCGGAACCGCTGGTACCAAAGTAGAATACCGGTGCAGCGCTGACGCTGTCCTGAGGCTTGTCACGCGCACGGAACAAGCCGGAGAATGGATTCTTCATGGGCATTCCTCCACAAAAAGAAGAGCCGTCCGGCTGCCCGGATGGCCCTCTGCATTTTTCGACACTATCATATTACCACAGTTTTATGCGTGAATCGTCTCACAATTCGGACAATCACAGTCCGCTTCCAGTCTTCTTATCATGACAATCCTTGCAGAGAGCTTCCCAGTTGGCCTGATCCCAGAACAGCCGCTGATCCCCTCGGTGCGGAATGATATGATCAACCACAGTCGCCGGAACAACCTTTCCCTCCGCCTGACAAAAAGCGCAGAGCGGATGCTGCTTCAGGAAAAGTGCCCGGGCTTTACGCCATCGAGCGTCATATCCTCGAGCATCCGCACCGCCGCGCTGGCGCTCTCCACTCCACATAATATGATCCTTGCAAAACACTTGACCCTGCTCGCAGAATCCGGGACACCCCGGGTAGCGGCAGGGCCTTTTCGGTTTAAAAGGCACTTTTTTCACCTCCGGTCAGATGATCAACAGACCACGTTCGTCATATACAGAAGCGCCGTTCTGGTTCTTCATGGCCCTGTCCAGCGCCATGACCAGAGCGCCAGCTCCATCAACTTTCTCTGTAGATTTCTGTTTGTCGATTTTCAGGTTCCCAGCCGGGTCGGTACGGATGAACACGTTATCCATGTTCCATCTGAGCACCGGATGACGGTTATGCCTTAGGCTCCCTTCCAGTACTAGCCGCATCAGATCTTTGGTCGGATTGCTCATGTCACGGAATCCCTGCCCAAAAGGAACCATGGTAAAGCCGTCATCTTCCAGCGCCTGCACCATCATGCTGGCATTCCAGCGGTCATAGGCAATTTCCCGGATCTCAAACCGTTCACCGAGCTGCCGGATGAATTCTTCTATGAAGCCATAATGCACAACGTTTCCTTCCGTTGTCTGGATGAAGCCTTGCTTTTCCCACACGTCATACATGACATGGTCCCGCCTGACACGCAGCTGCATGGTTTCTTCCGGTAGCCAGAAATAAGGAATAACCCGATAACAGTCATCACCCGGAAATGGAGGGAACACCAGCACAAAAGCTGTCAGGTCACTGGTTGATGAAAGGTCAAGTCCCGCATAGCAGGGGCGACCTTCAAGATCATCCTCGGTGTAATTCTCCCCGCAGGCATCCCACTTATCCATAGGCATCCATCTGACAGCGGTGTTTGTCCACTGGCAAAGATGGAACTGCCGAAACTGGATCTCTTCAGCCGGGTTCTCCTTGGCGCTGTTGCACCGGTTCTGGTAAAACTCCAGGTCTACCGTTTTGCCCAGCGAGGGATTCGCGTCCATCCACACTCTGGGATCAGTCCAGTCCGCTTCCTCCGGGGCGCTGTACACAACCGGATAAAAGGTGGGGTCGGCTTTTCTGCCGTTTAGGATATCTAACGCCTTCTGATGCACCTCATAACAGATGCTCGTCCGATCAGAACCGGCAGTCGTAATAACAAAGTTCAGGGGCTGTTTTCTCGCTGCGCCACTTCCTTGAGTCATCGTCTCAAATAGCTTTCTGTTGCTTTGCCCCAGCAATTCATCGAAGATACAGGCATGAACGTTGTAGCCATACTTTGAAGCGACCTCACTGGAAAGCGCCTGGTAGATGCTCCGTGTGGGCATGTATACCAGGCGCTTTTGTGATTCCACGATCCTGATTCTTTCGTTCAGGTACGGATTTTGGATAACCATGTCCCGCGCCACATCGAAGACAATGCTTGCCTGAGCTCTATCATTCGCGCAGCCGTAGATCTCAGCGCCTTCTTCTTTGTCGGCACAAAGCATATACAGGGCGATGGCAGCGGCAAGCTCACTCTTTCCAGCCTTTTTACAGATTTCCACAAAAGCGGTATTGAACTGCCGATAGCCGTTCTCCTTGATGGTTCCGTAAATGTCCCGGACGATCTGCTCCTGCCATGGGAACAGAAGGAACGGTTTTCCTGCCCATACGCCTTTCGTATGCTTCAAAGACTGGATGAAAGCAACAGCTCGATCCGCTTTCTTCTTATCGTAATGGCTGGTGGGCAGCATGAAGCGGGTTGGCTGGTAAGAAGGTTTCTGTGTTTTGTTCATTCTTCATCATCCTCATCTGCGAAGTTGCTGCCGCCAACGATCCGCACGTCATCGTCAGAAGCCAGAATCGCTTCCATAGGATCAACGTTCTGTTTCATGGCGGTCATGACATTGGCGATCATGGCTGAACGGTTGGAAGGCGTAAGGCCAAACTCAGCAGCAAAAGATTTGATCTCCCGCATCTGCTGATTGGCAATGGCAATGTACGGGTTCGGACGGATACGTCCATCGTTATCCTTATAGATTGAGCCATGCCGGGTGATCTCTTCCTGTGCTTCAAGCCAGCGGGCGTAGGCGGTGCAGTAGCCCTCAAAGGGAACCGCATCCGCCGCCGTCAGCAGGCCCATGCTCATCAGGATCGGAGCCAGACGTTTCCATTCCTTTCTGGCTTCCGGGAGCAGATGCTTCGGACATCGTAGCGCCACAGTGGGCGGCACGGGCTCAAGCTCGTTCAGGGGACGCTTTCCGGGATTGCCTTCCAGCCGCTTCAGCGCTGTTGGCTTTGGTTTGCGGCCTGTCTTTGCCATATTGCCTTACACCTCCCTTCTGGGGCACAGCCTCCCTTCTCATTCAGTGGGCATATCCTTTGTCACTTCTTCATAGGTCAGCTTCTGTCCATCTCTCAATACATAAATGTCAGTGGAGGCATCCGGCAGCGACCGGTACCGCTGAACCGCTACATCCACAAACTTCGGCTCCAGTTCGATCCCATAACAGGTTCTGCCCAGCTTCTCACAAGCGATCAGCGTGGACGCGGAGCCAAGGAAGCCGTCCAGCACGATTCCATTGGTCTGGGTACACTGCTCGATCAAATAAGCAATCAGCGGTACAGGCTTGCTGGAGGGATGCCCGCAGCCATCCTCCTTTGCATTCTTGATGCGGTCAAACTCAAAGACTGTAGTTTGCTTCTGGTCACCATACCAGCGGTGCCGACCGTCTTTTCTCCATCCCCAGATAATCGGCTCATGGTTGTATTTCCAGTCTGTCCGGGTGAGAACCAAACGGTCTTTTTTCCATACCAAACCAGCGCCAACCTTAAAACCGGCATCCTCATACGCGTCATGAAATATCCGTGCCTTGGCTGTGGCATAGAACACGTAGATGGAACCATCCTGCGCCATCGCATCATGGAAACAGCGGAAGGCTTTGAGCAGGAAGTCATACCCGTCCTGATCAGAAAGATCGTCATTGGCAATTTTCCCCACTGAGCTTTCCAGCTTCACCAGATAAGGCGGGTCTGTGCAGGTCAGATTGACTTTCACATCTCCCAGCAGAGCTTCGTATGTTTCCGGCAGGGTGGAATCCCCACAAATGACGGTATGCCTACCCAGATGCCAGACGTCGCCAGCCTTGGAGAAGCAGGGCTTTTCCAGCTCAGCGTCAACATCAAAGTCATCATCGTCCACATCCTTGTTATGGACATTGGAGAGCAGGTCATCCACCTCGGCAGCATCAAAGCCTGTGGAGTCCAAGTCGTATCCGTTGGACTGCAGTTCAGCCAGCAAGTCAGCCAGAGCGACAGGTTCCCAGTCGCCTGTAGCTTTGTTCAGTACGACATTCAGCGCCTTCTCATCGTCAGGGTTCTCGATGTGCACCACGACGCACATGATCTCCTGAGCGCCTTCCGCTTTCAGCACCTTGAAGCGCTGGTGCCCACCCACGATATTGCCGGTGTACTCGTTCCAGATGATCGGATCGACATACCCAAAGTCATTCAGGGAACGCTTGATTTTCTCGTAGGCAGGATCTCCCGGCTTCAGATCCTTGCGGGGATTGTATTTCGCCGGTTTTAGCTTAGAAATAGGCACTTTTTGAATGTTCATTTCAGCAGGGGTCAATGTAGTTGCAGCCATTGAAAAATCAGTCCTTTCATAAGTTGAAATATGCCGCCCGGAGGCGGCTGAAAATCTCTTCAGTTTTGCGAAAAATCGTAAAAGGCTGGGGCGCGGTCCCGCCCTGGCACACAACAGGGATCCGATCCCCCCCTCCCGGGGCACAGCCCGGCGGCCCCGGCTGGCTCCTTCCGGCGGG